CATCCCCTCCGTTGCCACCGTGACCATAAAGAGTACCGCTGATCGTGAGATCTCCTCCGACTACTAAAAGAAAGGCAGTCGATCCTCCGTTGCCATCCCCTCCACGACCTCCGTTGCCACCGTCTTGAGTATTTGAATCGCCTCCATCTCCACCAGCACCTCCGTTTACTCCATCCCCTCCACCACCACCTCCACCACCGTCTGCGTTGTTAGATCCTCCAGTCCGATCCCCACCGCGTCCACCAGCACCTCCAGTGCCATACAGACCATCCCCACCGCGTCCACCGCCTCCAGCACTAGACCGACTGTCCCCTCCACGACCTCCGTTGCCTCCGTTAATATATCCATCTCCACCACGACCTCCGCCGCTACCGCTGACATTATTACCCACATTCCCAGCTCGACCTCCGTTGCCTCCGTTGCCACCGTTTTTACCACTGTTACCACCATTACCTCCGCGACCGGCGTAATTAACGTCACCTTGAGACGCTCCATCTCCACCATTACCGCCGTTACCATCATCGACTCCAGCTCCGCCAGCTCCGCCGTCCCCACCGTACTCACCAGTACCTCCGTTACCGCCGTCCCCACCGTTTTTATCAGTAGCAGTTGCTCCGTCAGTTCCGTTATTTCCAGTTGATCCAGCTCCACCGCCGCCTCCACCGCCTCCGATAGTTGATCCATTACCGTTACCCCCAGCGGCTCCATCCTCTCCAGATGCGTCACCACCACCTCCACCAGTACCAGACGCCGGAGACGTTGTACCATCATCCCCTCCAGCTCCTCCACCACCACTGTTTACGTTACCATCGACAGCATTTCCACCCTCACCAAAAGTAAGACCTTGGACTCGGATTGATCCAGTTTCCAGTATCGCATCATCGATCGCGATCGTTTTTTCAATATCTACCATTCCAGTCAGATTGACATCTCCGGCGATAGTACAATCGCCTTGCACTCTCCAGATAACCGGGTTTTTACCAGTGAAATACACCGTCGCTCCAGCCTCGATATTAACGCTGGTATAATGTTTGATACCGTCAGTTAACCAGTGTACGCCAGCCCCAAGATTAAGAGCCCCGTCAGAGCCATTACCGGAGTTAAACTGGGGAGTAGCTTGACCAGATAATTTACCGTTACTCTCGTTAACTGGGACCTTACCCTCGTTATTAGCTGGAGTCACATCTCGATCAGCTTTTTGCTGAAAATGATCCGCTCGGATTATTGCGTCTGGTTGTGCATCTTTAGCCATATTTATTATTATACATTAAACCGATCCAGTAATACGACAAACGACTGTATGGTCTTCTCCAGCCGCTTTCACCAACGGACTCATCACAAGGTGGTTAAACGGCTGCCCTGTTTCCAGCGTAGATGTACCTCCTATTACCATACCAAACTCTCTGTAGGTATCGTTTGGCGTCAATACGTCCGGGTAAAAGAATCGGAAGTCTGTTGTTAGCCCTGACCTAGATACAGCTGAAATCTGCGCGCGTACCAGAGCGTTTCCCAGTCCTGTATCAGCAGCAGTTGCTGCGGTACTATCGTCACCCATATCACCAAACGTAATGATACCAGCGTGAGTAGTAATGCCAGCCAGCCTGTCTAGCAGTATCGAAATACCTCTATTAGCTCCTGTCAGCACAACGTTTGGAGACCACGCGCTTTCCGCTACCAAAATACCCCCTTTGGTTTTTATCCATTTGGCTTGACCTTTCAGTCCGAATCCGTCTGTTGCATTCATACGGTTATTGTAGCACGCACCTAACTGTAGGTAGAGAAATTGTATTTGCCGAGTGGTCGGGTGGTTACCGGAGCGTATCCATATGGACCAGTGGTTGATATCCTCTGTATAATCTCGTCACTCAAACCAAGCTGATCAGTTACCTTTCGGAATCGCTGCAGTACCTCGTTACTAGCAATGGTGACGTTGTCTTTTTCTTTTCCGATCAGCCCCAGCATAATATCGGTGAAAGTGGTCTCAGATGACTTGATCAGGTCAACGCTGAATATAAAGCTCTCGTGGTCGTGCATCTTTGCACTGACGCTATTTATTTTGTAGACGTCGTTTACCTTTCCAAACTTTGCACTGTTGACTGTAGCTGTCTGACCAACCTTCCACCCTGTTTTATAACTATCGAAGTCTGCTTCTTTTTTACCGGCACGCTTTTGCTCTAATAGGGAATCGGCAAATAACTCACCCTCTGATATAGAGGTGATGTTTTTATTTATCTCTACGAACTCTCGTGCGCCGTATGCATCGATAGAGGCTATATCCTCGCCCAGTACAATGAGCGGCACTTTCCCGTTACCAAATACCCGGACAATATCCCCAGAGCTGAGTGCGCCATCAGGAAACCGTACCAGCTTCTCTTGGAAGTTATACAGTAGGTCAAAGTCTACCGCTTCATCTAAAAAGTCCCGACCAACGCTTTGCGCCACACCGTTTACCGTCACCTGCGTTTGCGAGTACCTGTATACCAACGGGAATGTCTGGTCGATACCGTTCGCTTCATACTTATCAATAGCGTCCGCTTCTGATATAGGGTCATCGTACTCTCCACCGCGCACGTATACCACGTTAGAAAGCTCGAGGATATTGGAATCAAACTTGAGCGAGTTCGATACAATGTCTCCACTCTCGTCGTTTACCTCGTACGGGGCAGGGTTGTCGCCGGGAATAAATACTGACACCACGTCGGTCGGAGAGATACTCCAGTCCCACCCAACCGCGTTCATGAGTTTTTCTAGACACCGTGAAGGCTGCTCGTAGTTAAAACGAACCGTTTTGATTGCAGGTGTGTCGTCGGGAATATCTAAGGTAAACCCGGTGGTGTAGGTATTGATGATGTCAGTTACCACTGCTCCGACCGTGGTGTTGTTGTACGCCTTTACTACCAGACGCCGGTCAAGCTCGTAGTACCCGTCCATGCAGAAGAAGTTATAACCAACCTTTATACCGTTGAGTATCTTTTCAGACCGCCGAGTGATTGTGCCTTTAAAGAAGTTGTCGCCATCTTGCTGCAGCAAAATACTGTCACCAGTATCTGGTATATCCGTGTCACCTTTAATAGCGAAGTCTAGTGTAGCTGGCGCTTTGGACAGCTTGTTTTTATATCGCACTGACCGCTGGTCAATACTAGACGTTCTATTTTGCCCGTCGATTGTTATTACGATCATACTCGCTCGCGCTGTTTAATACGGTCTGCTAATGCGTACTCGACCTTATCTACTAGATCCTCCCCGGACACGTCACCGTTTACGATGACAGTCATACCCCCGTTGTTACCGCCTCCCAGACCGTAGTTAGGGACAATAGTACCGTTCCCGCGCGGGATAAACATCTCTGGACCGTTCTCACCGACCATATACGGCGTATTGTTCGCTACAGAGCCACCAACGGCGCGCCCTGGCAATATACTGCCGATAGTATCCATTACACCGCCCCCGATGTCTTTAATGGCACTGAGAGCCTTTTTGACCATATCGTAGAGGTTCTTTGCCCACTCCCACATGCCTTTGAACTTATCAATCACAACGTCCGCTGCTAGCGCCCACTCGCCTTTGAATAGGTGGATGAAGAACTGGAACGTGAGCTTGAGCTGATCGAACGCATATATCAATGTCTGCACGATAAACGTAGCCAAGCGCGTCAGTACGCCCAGTATGGTAGTGAATATGTTAATAGCTACCTTGAGTAGCGCGATGAGCGTATGCAGGGCTGTTAGTAGAATAACCCCAATGACGTATGCAAAGTCTTTCAGGTACGGCGCAAGGGGCTGTAGTGCCTCCCAGAGCGCAGCTAGCTCTGGTCGTAGCTCCTCGTTAAATGTAGCTACAATAGACGACCATGCACCTTTCAGGTGTGTCACTAGTAGCGTCTGCTCGTCCACGCTGTCTAGCATGCTGGTAAAGAACTCACTGGCTGCTTCGCGGGCGTTGTTAAAGTACTCCGGGTAGTTAGCTACCACGTCGGACACTTTCATGAGCGCAGAGGATAGGTTGTCTAGCAGACCATAATTTACAGCGATGTCAGCCAGCGCAATACCTACGGAGTCTTTCATGTTTGACCACGCCTGATTGAATGTACCGCTCTGGTTTTGGAACGCATTAAAGAACCGACCCCCGGCGTCGTTTGCTTCGTCAAACATCTTTGTGAGCATTTCAAAAGAGATCTCCCCGTCGGTAACCATCTGCGCTACCGCTTCCCCAGTCTTCCCGGTAGTCTCCTCGAGCATTTCGTAGATAGGAATACCCGCGAACGCAAACTGCTTAATGTCGATGGCAGCCGCTTTCCCGGTAGCAGCAATCTGCTGGAGGTTGACGATGATACGGTCGAGCTCAGACTGCCCCTTACCCATGGCAGCTAGCGCTTCACCCACGTCCAATAGAACATCAATCGATTCATCACCGTCTTTAGTAACGGAGGTTAGTAGCTGGGTAGCCTGAGTCAGTCCAGGTAGCTCGAACGGCGTCCGGGCAGCTTCTATCTTTAGACGCTTGATAGTCTCTCTAGCTTCGTCAGCAGAGCCGAGCAGGGTAGTCAAACCAACCTCAGCGGTCTCTAGATCAGCAGCAATCTTTACTCCGTAGCCGAGCGCACCAACAGCAGCAGCACCAATAGCTAGAACCGCCTGCTTTGCTTTACGCAGCGCGCCGTCCCAGTTTTTAGTATTCTGCTCAGCACCCTCAAGCTCCCCGTTTACTTTACGGAGTTCGCTGGATGCTTGGTCTTGTAGCTTGAGTACAAGTTGTAATTGTCGACTATCCATATATTAGCTGTTTCGCATTTGATTGGTCTTCTCGATTGCGCGTCGCTTGGCAATGATCCTCTGGTAGATCATAACGTCGATGTAGGACATAGAACGAATTTGATCTGGTGTCCAGCCGTACTCACGAGATAACATCTCCATTATAACGTATATTGTCGCTGGTTTCTTACCCTCAAGCTGGGTCTGCAAATCAAACCCGTTTCCTATTTTCCCTCCAGTTCGGTTTCAACCTCGGTGTCACTCTCTACCGCCCGGCGCAGCTTGTCTACTTCCAGCATCAGTTTAGTACCGCAGTTCTTGGATAGGTTGTATAGCCAGTCCTTTGAGAAAGTAACCACCTGCCCGTTGTCCTGCACAATCTTTTCTATGCACAGCTCGGCTGCTTTGATACGCGCTGCGAGGATAGCCTTGCCGTCCATTTGCATACCTGACAGCTCAAACGGGTCTTCCCCCATTGGCGTACCGTCCGCGTCCGCCGTTTTTGCTGCTTCGTCAACCTTCTTCTTCATCTCAGCGTTGATACGCAGCGCGCCCATCATTTCCGCTTGAATAATCTCAGTGTCTCCCCAGCCGAGTCTATCCTTAAGAGTAATTGTGTAATTTTTGAGTTGCACTTGCATATATATAAAGCTAAGGTATTAATACTATTACACGTTATCGTATCACATCATGAAAAACAAATACATTGCACTGTTGTTAACATTATTCCTGGGTTGGTGCGGAGTGCATCAGCTATACCTTGGAAACACGTACAGAGGAACTCTTATGGCGATGTTTTTCTGGACTGGCTTTCCCTTTCTAATGTCGGTGGTAGACTTTTTCGCTTTCCTATTTATGAGCAAAAGCAACTTCGACAGGCGGTATAATATCTAGTGTCGTGTGGACGGCATATGCAAAAAACTACCGGGATTCCCGGTAGTTTTTTGTCGTAGGTATTACTCTGTGTTTTTGATGAAGACCTCGTACCACCGTCCTCTTACGAGGTTGGTACGTTAGTGTACTCTGCGGTCAGGTTTCGAAGTGTCACCTGTGACTGCTCCAGGTCTGTTTGATTTAGGAACGCCCGGAACGGTAAAGGTTGGGTGATCAGGTCAGCGGCTTCTGCTGTCCGTGTCCAGTCCATCCATTGCACCTTGTTGAATACGATTGTGATAGCTGGGTTCTCACCTCCTCCAAGGTCAGCTTCTCCAGTAACCGTGATACTCATATACATCTCAGCATTTCCAAGGTAGTAGTCTTTGAATGTTTCATTTACGAAGTTCAGGGTAACTTCCCCCTCAATCATCAGCTGGCTGTTGTAGATGTCGTCTGGTGTGTACGATCCTACTACGTGGTCTCGAATCAAACCGGTGTCCCAGGTTAGGTTAAAACCTTTAGCTTTGAGCGCAGTAGCTCCTGAAAGTCCAGCCTCGGTAGAAGCCACTTTGATTACAACGTCACGCGATACGAAGTCATACTCAGTATCGTAACTAGGAGTGTCGGAGTTTGCAGTAGCAGCTGCAGCTACGAAGCTACACGTGTATCGAATGTAGTCGTCCACGGCAACAGAGATAGAAAGCGTATTAACCATTCCGTTGCTATATACGTGTTGTTGCACAGTCCCGTCTTTCGCAAATAGCGATAGGGAAGTGTGCTTGATGTTTTGACCGAGCGTAAATACGTGGTCATTTACATCTCCATCTACGTTCGTTGTGTTGCAGATTCCGTACACGTTACTCAACATCCACCCAAGAGTATCGATGTGCAGGATACCCGCCACCTCTCCTTCGATGAAGGTTTGCACAACACGTCGCCCCATACCAGCTTCTAGTCTACCCATTGTACTTTCATCCATAGCGTGTGAAGCTCGCTCCACAACGGTTGCGGTCACTTTACGCGCCCATTTGTCTGCAGACGTCTCAGCCGTACCACGGGCTGCTTCCGTGGCGATACCAAACTCAATCTGTCGTCCTATAATTTCTGCCATACGCTTATATTATTGCTACTGCGATTAATATATAAATTGTAGCATACTAGTTATTACTCACCACCTCGATTTCGAGGTTCATGGGTGCGTATGCGGTCAGTCCGTCTTGAGCCTCGTCGAAGTCCCACGGGTCGGCTGTATCTAGCTTTGCCCATACTCTACCTCCGTCGACAGTACCCTGATCCCAGTCGGCGTCGAACTGTGCCACGATAGCGTCCACCACGTTTGGTAGTACGGTTGTGAATATCTCCTCGGTAGTAGTACCGCTTTTATTCACGATAACCATCAGTAAGAAACGGTATTGTTTTCGGTTCTGTGTTTCAGTCTCAAACGAGTTAGTAAACCCGGCTGGCTGAAAATAAACAGCGGGGTAGGCGTCAAGCTTTGTTTTGGGGTAATTGAAATAGTCAGCCAGCTCACCTGATACTTTCACCTTCTCAAGGGTAGCTGCTATTTTTGCTAGTAGGGTAGTGTACATATTGTAAAGTATATCATTTAGCCAGGTCTTTTGAGATGTTCCGGAGCAGCTCCATGTATAGCGACCGGATACGGTGGTCGTTCTGCTTCTTCACGTAATCTAGCCACGGTCGCGCGTCCATGCGTCTAGTACCCTCATGCACCCAGCGCGCGTAGGGAGCTACTCTTTCATTTGGACCAAACGAACCGGAGAAGGAACGTATCCGGGTGATGTGGTTGTCCACAAGGTTTCTACTAGCTACCGGCGCACCACCGCCCATACCACCCAAGCGCCACGGCTGTGACTGCGTACCTTTTCGGTATTTCGAAAGCCCGCGAACGATAAACTTCCGGGTTTCATCTCGAATGGTTGTCGGGTTTCGCTTCACGGCTGCTGCCAGCTCGCGTGCTCCTATGATTTGGACGTTGGCACTCATGTTTAAAGTATAGCACCTTACTCCCCCGCTCGGTATATACCCGAATTAACCCCGACTGCGTCTCGAGTAGACCCTGAGAGTAGAGTAGGGGAGACCCCACCTTATCCCAATATAGCCCTATTTATATAGCTATCTGCTACACTCCAGCAATGTTTGGACGCAGCCCAAGGTTTCAGCCCCTGGGTGCGGTATAGGTGATCCGCGTACGCTATATTCCCCTCTAATGTGTATATGTCCCAGCCGAGATTACTCGCAGGCTCGGCGTGGTACGAAGCCATGATTTGAAATACCCCAGTAGCGCTACTGCCCTGCTCGTTTTTTAGTATTTCCCCGTCCGCGTCCCAGTGACGAAACGTACTCTCGCACTCAGCTACCGCGACCATTACCTTGGCGTCAGGAAAATGGTCGACGACAGCTTCTTCTATCAAAGGGCAATCAGACAAACAGTTAACGCCCGGCGGTAGTAGCGCAGGTTCTTTTATTTTAGGAAGTGGCAGCGGTTGTGGTATCTCAATCGTGGTGGTAGATATAGGCTCGAATGTACGAGCCGGAAGTATCGCAGGCTCGGCGTCCTTATCTGATACAGGTGGCTGGGGAGCTATACACTCAGGGCAGACAACAACGGTAGCTTGGATAGCAGCGTACGCTAGTAGTACCAGTGATATTCCTAGAATTCCAATTGTAATTTGACGAAACATTATGGTGTATCTTTTACGCAGACCAACTCAAGGTGATCGTCTGGGTCTCCAAACACAAACTTCTGCACGTTACGAACGCTATATGTACCCGGGTGTCCTCCGCCTGCTACCGTTAGCGTATCCCCTGATACAACGTCAGTGCCCAGCGCGCACCAGAACTTAAATACTTGTCCCCACGTTTCACCAAGCTGCTCGGCAAATTGCGGTTGCGCTTGTTGGATATGTGCTTTGAACGGATCTATAGCGGTGAGAGAACTCTTCTGTGAAGCCCAGACCATACGCTCCCCGGTCACGTTATTTACATAGCAGTTCTCCATGCTCATAGGTAATGACGTTTATACGAGTCTAGCGCGACCATAGCCGTCTCAAAGTCGGAGAACGCGTCGCCCCCTTTGTCAGTGTTGTACGTGACCTGGTAGTCTCCGATACGTTTACTCTTTACCTCAGACGCGCCGGGGCTGTTTTGGTTTATGATACCCGCTACGAATACTGTAGCTGCGCGCTTGATATCAGCTGGTACTGCTACTGAGAACCCCCACTTGGCGGTGATTTGCTGGTTCTGTCTACCAATCAGGAATTTGTCGCTATTTAGTACCAAGGCTGTGATTGGGCATTTATGCGCTAGGTGGTTAACTGGCTCGGTGAAGTATCGGTTTGCGCCGGTAGCTCCTACAGTACGAAACGTTCCACCGTACCCGTCGTTACCCAATCCAACCGCAGTAATCTCTACCGCGTCGTCAATCAGTAGCTTGCTCGTACCGTCGCCGTCAAATACGCGCGTAGTAGCGTCAGTGTCCGCTTTGAAGTTACGCCCGGTAACGAGGTCAATAGTATTCTCAACGCCCTCGATCCAATCGTCTAGTACGGAGTCGAACGATGAATCGATGTTTTTCAATAGAAAGTTCTCGATTGCTGCTTTGTTTGTATATCCTTTAGCCATAGTAAATAAATTATACACTATTATTAACAATTTCTTTTAGGTAACTCCTCAAACGGAGACTCTTTTTCTGTATATGGAGTTGATGCTGGAGTAAAGACGTCAGTCTGAGGAGTAAACGGATCAGTCTGAGGAGTATAAGGATCCGGATCAGGACAGTAAGGATAGATCCCCCCTCCCTGGATTTCAGCATTACGATCAGAGTTAGCCGCTCCCAGTCCATCGATCTCAGCATCTCGCTCATCGTCAGACCTTATCGCTCCAAAGATCTCAGCATCTCGAGTATCGTTTGATCCGAGTGTACCAGTGACCTCAGCCTCACGCTCAGACTGATCGTCCAGGCGTCCAGCTATCTCAGCTGATCGATCCTCGATAATCATATCGATAGTCGTCCCATCGATCAGAGCACCACGCTCAGCGGTATCAGTATCGATCCCGGAGATCTCAGCTGATCGATCGCTATTAGCTCCCAGAGTACCAGTGATCTCAGCTGATCGAGATGAGTCGGTATCAGCGATACCTAGTATCTCAGCATCACGCTCAGCGTCAGTGATATCAATACCAG